CTCGTGAAGCTTTTCAAGAAGGACCCTGCCGAGTTTCTTCACAAGCATAAGAACGTGCTCGATAATATCAAGCGCTATAAGAGCTACATTAAAAGAGATGATCGCAAGGACAAACGTGCCAGCGACCGTGAGAACCTTCAGCGCCATCAGGAGCGTGAACGCATGTTCAAGATGGTGATGGAACAATATAGTGATCAATCAGATGGATAAGAAGGAATTACGAAAGATAGCAGAAACCTGCGTTCAGATGGTCAAAAACGGAGGAGTACTTGAGCAGGCTCAGCTCAAGGCTGATGGCAAGATAGCCGAGCTGGCTGCTAATGGAGACCTCGATGCCATCAAGCTTCTGAACGAGCGTATGCAGGATCGTGAGGAGCTGAAACTGAGAAAGGAGTTGTTCGGCGTATGAAAAGCGATATAGAAAAACTGGAGAGCGTACATCCGGACCTTATTACCACCTTCCTGACCACAGGCGAGGGTGAAGGCATTCCGGAAGACGTGAAGACCTTCCTGAAGCAGTTGCAGTGGGCTGCCGAGATTTACGAGTACGAGCGCAACATCACCCGTGGCGCCCGCCAGCTCAAGCAGCGCATAGCCGCACAGCAGAAGATCTCCCTCGACGTGCGCACTTGCATGACCCGTATCAATCAGGCGATATCTTACTTCAACGTGGACTGCAACGTGAGCATCAAGGTCTGGGAGAACGATTTTGCCAACAAGTATGAAGACCTTGCCAAGCTATGCTCTGCCAAGCGCGACTACAAGATGCAGAAAGCCTGCATGGACCAGGCACTGGAGTGCCGGCGCCGAGCATCAGAGCAGGCAGAAGCCGACAGAGACCTCGGCGTGGTGTTCCTCATCACCCCAGAGATTACTCCCGAGGAGCTGGGTTTTCAGAAAAAGAATCTCAAGGAGATTGCCGCCAAGCACAACCGCGGCTTCTATATTTCGCTCATCGATGGATTACCTATCGAGAGCTCAGAAAAGAAACGTCTGCTTCGTGATGCTGACATTCAGGAAGCGGAAATTGTGGAGGATTTAAGCGATGAGCCAACTGATATTGAATGACAATTCGCTCGGTGAATTCGAGCATTATTACATGAACGGCATGCAGCTGCTTGCCAATATCATCGACCCCAACATGCTTTTTGCCGAGGTAGCCCGTGCCGGAGGAAAGACTGAAGGTGTGACAGGTCCCCGGCTGATACGTGTTGCCAATGATATGCCGGGAGAACTTTCTTTCCTGGTCCACAAGACCTATGTGGCGCTGATGACCAACGTCTGGCCAAACATCCAGGCATACTTCTCCCGCCAGGTTGTGGTGAACGGTCAGCAGCGCCCTATGCTCGAGTATGGAATCGATTACGTGGTAGGGGAGAGCACGCTGCCTTCCCACTTCCGCAAGCCGAGATACCCGATAGCCTATGCCAAGCATAGCGTAATCTTCCGCAATGGCGCCCACCTTCAGCTGGTATCTAGCGACCAGCCGGAATCCGTGGCTGGTAGAAATGCCGTGCACGCCTTCGTGGAGGAGATGAAGCACAACAGCGGAGAGAAGCTGAAGACCCGACTCTTCCCATCTTTGCGTGGAGGTCCAGCCAATGTGCGGTGCTCAGCTTATTATGAAGGCGTTACCGGTGTGAGTGATACCGCCCGTGTTGACCTCGGAGAAGATGACTGGTTCGAGGAGTACGAGAAGAAGGTGAACCCGAAGCTTATCGAGGAGATCGCCACCGTATCTCTCGAGCTTAACAAGAGTCTCTACCGTCTCTTCATCCTCAGACAGCAGGAGCGGGACTCCAAGGATCCGGTACTCCTGGAGAAGATGCGACTCGAGACGGTCAGGCTCAATTCCTTCGTGGAGCGATGGAAGCCGCGCCTTGCCGATATGAGGCGCAATGCCATCTTCTATATCCGTGCATCCTCCTTCTGCAACAAGGATATCCTAGGCCCTAAGTTCTTCAAGACGCAGCTCGATACCCTTGATATCGACGAGTTCCTCACTGCCATCTGTGCCATCCGCCACAAGGAAGTGACCAACAAGTTCTTCATCAACTACGACCACGTAAGGCATCAGTTCAAGGACAGTTACAAGTACGAGTCGATTCTTCGCCTGAACCTGAAGGATAGGTTTATCCTCTCTGCCGAGTATCTGCTTCACTACGACCCTCAGGAACCGCTCTATATGGGCTATGACCCCGGCAACTTCCAGTCGCTCATCGTAGCCCAGAAGAAGGACTATGGCAGAAGGCTCGACATCATCAAGGAGTTCTTCGCCTTCCTGCCCAAGGACTACAACGACCTGGTGGCAGAGGTGCACCAGTTCTTCGGATCCGCAGCAGTCAACAAGACTATCTATCTCTACCCGGACCGTGCCGGCAACAAGCGCAAGGAGGAACGGGAACAGATAACCACCGACTCGCTCAACCTGAAGGCAGCGCTGGAGTCGTATGGCTTCATGGTGGTGCTCTACAACGAAGATGCGCCTACCATCTACCACTGGCAGCAGTTCAAGCTCTGCCAGATGCTCTTCGGAGAGCGCAGTCCGCTGCTTCCTATCGTGCGCATCGACGAGAACGAGTGCAAGAACCTGTGCAGCGCCATCATGATCTCTCCTCTGAAGAAGACGGAGGGCAAGATAGAACTCGACAAGAGTTCGGAGAAGAAGCAGCAGCTCAAGAACCAGGCAGGACTCACCACGCAGCTTCCTTCAGCCATGATTTACCTGCTCTACGGTCTCTATTCTGATGCCGTGAAGGCGGAATTAAGTACGTATCCTACCGATTTACCCGACAATTTCGAGATATAAATGGAGGATAATACCCTATTTTCGCAGCAATAAAATTGCTACAGGAACCAATAATTCAGTTAAAATGAAGGGGTGCAAAACGCAAGATGCTGATAATCAGCCCAAGCAGCCCCGCCAGAGAAAAATCCCAGAAAAACGTGTCACGGAATTGTGCACGCACCGCTGGGAAGAGGAATGGAGGTGCAGCCCTTAAGATTCCTGGAAATATGACGGCAGCAGGGTGCAGCCGGTCTTTTGCAGGGCGATATTTTTTTGCTATCTTCGCATCGTTATGAGCAAGACAAAGAGCAAGAACATCATCATGGATGGCATCACGGCGCTGCAGTGGGCCAGGGAGATCAGTAAGCTGCCCGATGGGGAGTTTACCCTGGTCTTCTTCCCTTATTCCAGGCAGAGAGGCGAGGCAAGCACCGAGCTTCAGGTGCGCCATCACTGCAAGTACCGCACCCAGTTGCCAAGGGAGCGCTTCGCCATCGATGGTGAGAACTACTTCCTCTATACCGACGAGGACGGGAATCCCAAGATGTGCTACAGGATCCTCATCAGGTACATGGGGTTCCCTCAGGACGGATTTAAATTACACAAAATAGATTGGCTATGAACAAGGATTACGAAATAGATATGTATGGCAATGCCGGCATCTATCTTGCCGATGGCAATACCTTCACCTTCCAGATAGGCGAGGGTGATCCTGCCTTGGGTGCAGACCAGCTCTTCCAGTCACCACTCCTGGAGTCTCCGTTCGGTGGTACGCTCTGGATGCAGCAGCACCAGTATCTGGGCATACAGGGCTATCAGGTATTGATGCGCGGCTACAATAACCAGCAATGCGAGGAGGTGACCAAGGAGATCAAGGAGAACCGACTGCTTCCACGTCTCTACTCCAAGGAGATCAAGATGCTCTACGGTCATGGGCTTGCAGTATATAAGCAGGCTATCGAGGACGGCAAGCTGGTACGCAAGTACGAGGAACAGCCGGAAGTAATGGAATGGCTCGACTCCTGGAGTTCCCGAGGCATCCCATCGGTAGAGGAGTTCTGCAAGACCTGCATCAAGAACTACTATTACTTCGGCGACTTCTTCGTGAAGTGGCGCTTCACCCGAGGCAAGATGATAGGTATGGGCAAGCCGGTGGCTGCGCTTGAGGCGATGGAGAACCGATACTGCCGTCTTGCCACCACCCGCCACGATGTGGCTTCCGAGCTTGTATCCTACGGCGATTTCCGCCAGGTAGTGGTAGGGCGATTCGCCTACGGCTTATCAAGTTACTCGGTTTATCCGAAGTTTAGCTTCAGCGAGGTGGACAACTACAACTACGCTGCGATCTCTCACCATAGAGAGAAATCGGTGGATGAATTCTATGGCGCCAACGAGACGCATCAGGGAGCCAGACCTTACATCCAGGGAAGCAACAAGACGGCACGGTACATCAACAGTTTTCTGAAAAACTCGCTTGCAGCAAAGGTCCACGTCATCATTCCGAACGCCTGGATCCAGAGCAAGCGCACCCAGATGACCAAGCTCTGCGAGGAGAACAAGCGGCGCAAGGCAAAGGATATGGAGCTGCTGAAGTACAACGGCATCGATATCGGTACCGACTTCAAGGAGTCGTGCATGGTGCGCTACGTCCGCGACGAGGTGCGCAAGTTCAGCACCTATCTCTCGGGAGCCGACAATCAGGGCAAGGGATTCTCTTCCATCTCCTTCATGGATGCCCAGGGTCACGAGCAGTCGTGGAAGGTGGAAACCATCGACCTCAAGTATAAGGAGTATATCGAGTCGCTCATCTCCTACGACAAGCGCACCGAGCAGGCTCTTCTCTCTTCCGTGGGTCTCGATGCAGCCATATCTGCAGTAGATAAGGATGGAGTGATCTCGAAGAGCGGAAGCGATACCTATTACAATTATCTCATCTACATCATGTCGCTCACCTCCGAGGATGAGGTTTGTGCAGAACCGCTCAACTGGGCGCTGCGCCTGAACTTCCCGGAACTCTACAGACAGGGCTACCGTCTGGGCTTCTACCGCGAGGTTCCGCAGCGACAGGAAGATATCTCTCCGGATGACCGATTAAACCGCCAGCAGTCATGAATAAGAAATTTCAACTCAAAGACCTCTTCAGCAGCTACGCGCAGTTCTGCAACAGTGCGCCAGGTGCTGATACCAGTGCCGACTTCGACAGCCTTCGGGGTTCTGCCGTTGCCGCACGCAAGCGTATTGTTGCCATTATTGGTGGCAATACGTTCTTCGATATTGTTGCCATCGGGGATGAAGACAGCTGCCTGAAGGATTTCCTCCGTGCAGCCATGGCGAACCTTACGTTAGCCACCCAGATCATCTTCGATGCCGTAAACCGCAGGAAGAACGATGTGAATCTCTACAAGTACGAGCTTGAAGGCATGAAGCGCTCATACATGGAGAATTACTTCAATGCGATGGATTCGCTGATTTCGGAGCTTACCGAAGAGATCAGCGACGATGAAACCGCCGAAATCCGCCTAGCCATGGAAGATTGGCGCAAGACCAACTACTACAGAATGCTCAGCCAGCTAAAGGTAGATACAGCCGATGAATTCGATGAAATTTATCCTATCGACCTCTCGTTTCTCTTCTTTTTCCGCTGCGTACCCCTGCAGAAGGAGGTGCTCGACGAGAGCATAGGCGCCTATTTCGAGCGGCTGGAGAAGGGTGGGGAAGACCAGACCTTTGCCGAGTTTGCCCAGAAGGCGCTGCCTATGCTGAAGCGGGCCCTGGTGAAGAAGACCGTGGCGAAGTCGCTCCGGCGCTTCGATATCCTGGAATTCCCCGCCACCATCCGCAACCTCTTCGATGACAATACCGCCACCCGCTCGGGCAGCGATGAAGCGAGCCGTGCCTTGCAGCTTGCCACACAGCTGGATGGCGAGGCAGAAGATCTGCTTCATAATGTGGATATGCTGCTCGATGCCCAGGAAGGCAATGATTTTCTCTCCTTCTCGGCAGAGAACCGGCCGGATGATAATATGTACTTAATGCCATAGCTTATGAAAAAATCGATTTCCGTAAGAGCCAACGGGAAGGAATATGAAATCCCGAACTCATGGGAACTACTCACTTCTGAGCAGTTCCTGAAGCTTGTAGAGCTGCTCCCACTCATGGAGAATGGGCAGTTTCCCCCAGGCGCCATCAAGTGCCTGTTCCTCTGCCACCTGATGAAGTGGGACCTGGGAAAGATTAAAAGAGACGAGAAGGCTCTCGAGAACTTCATGGCGATAGCCGACCAGCTTACCTTCATCTTCAAGGAGGCTGACGGAAAGATTGTGCTCGATCTCTGCTTCTGCCGCCAGCAGCTGCCTATCCTCTTCATCGACCGGAAGGCATATTACGGCTACGAGATCAATACGGATTTCCAGTCGCTCACCTGTTCGCTCACAGCCCTGCAGTATATCGAGGCGCGCCAGCTTCTCGATATGGGCGAGGCGAGTCTGCCGCTGCTGGCAGCCGTGCTCTATTGCAAGGGTGAATATTCCTCGGAGAAGGCACAGAAGCTGGCACAGCAGTTCAGGAAGCTGCCTGGCAATACGCTCATGGCGATAGCCCTGAACTTTACTGCAGTAAACAACTTCCTCTTCTCGAAGACGGAATTTTCGCTGCTCACCAAGTTCGCGGTGCAGCCGGGCAGCTGCAGCATCACTACCGATGCCACCGATGCGCTCTACGACCTATCGAAGGATGGTCTGGGCAATGCCCGCCAGGTGGAGCAGATGAACGTGCTCACCTACCTGCGCATCCTGCGCAAGAAGACCATCGACGGGGTGAAGAGTCTGAAGGCTTCCGGCATGGAGGTGGCAAAGATAGCCACCGAGGTGGGACTGCCCATCGATATCATCAACAAGATAGTATAACCAGGCAGGAAACGCTTTCCTGCGACAAAATTATAAGCTTATGTTATTGGATCTATTTACATATTTTGCCAAGTTTCCTGCTTCTGAAGGCATCACCAAGGGTATTGCCACCAAGGGCGAGAGCAGTATGGAAGAGTATGCCACCGTGCTCGGTGAATTGAGTAATATGCAAGAGAAGGAACTGGTTCCCGAGATAGAGAACTACGTATATGGCCAGTCGTTCGATGAACTGAAGCAGCGCATCGACAAACTCACCGGCTCCTTCCTCTTCGTGGATTACGGCGAGGTGGATATGCAGAGCGATGGCCGCAGAAGCTTCGAGTGTACCCAGCGCATAGCGGTGACGGTGGCGATGAAGCTGCCCAATACATCGGATATGCTCGAGCGCATCATAGCCAACGACCGCACCCTTCAGATGCTCTCCAAGATCCACGCACGCATCATGGCAGATGCCGAGTGTGAGGAACTCTACTGGATGAATCGCGACAGCGTTGCCAACTGCGAGATCATTCCTTTTGTCTCTGCCGAGCTGCAGAGCTATGGGTGGACGCTGATGCTCTCAGCCACCGGCGCAGATATCCTGGATACACACCGCATAGCCCGTAAGATGATGAAAGACTAGTCCTTTGCCATCTGCAGGAAAAAGTGTATCTTTGCAACGTCTTACAACAAAAAGACCTTCGATATGAAACAATTAAAACATAATATACCGATGATAGCAATCACATCGCTCCCGATCACGATAGTGACGGAGGGGTTCCAGTATGTTTATCAGGACTGGGAGTTTGCCAAGTGGATAGCGGTGGCAATCGCCATCGATACCATATTGGGTGTGTGGAAGCATTTCATTCACAAGGATGCATCGAGCGAATCGTTCTTCTCCCGGTTCACCCGCAAGATTGTGATATATATCTTCCTGATGATCCTCAGCAATTTTGCCAGCCATGCCACCGTCGGCGGTGCCGTGGTGGGTCCGATGCAGTGGATTGGTACTTATCTCTGCGTGTTCATGATGGTGAGGGAGGTATTCTCCATCATAGAGAACATCCAGGCGATATATCCCATACTGCCCAAGAACTTCGTGAAGCGTATGAAGGATTTCAACGATAGCGGAGAATATATCAGCGGCAAGCCTATCAGGTTCTCTGACAAGGATGCCCAGGAAGAAGTTTGATTCGTTAAATATTAATATATATATATATAAAGGTATGCCAAACAGAACTCAGATGGCCTTCGCCCGGCAGGTATATGCTGCAGCCGTGGAGGCAAATACAGAAATAGATCCTGCATTCGTCACCGCCCAGGCTATGCTTGAGACGGGATGGGGCTCCAAGGTGATAGGCCAGGCCAACCTCTTCGGCATTACCAAGGGAAGCCAGTGGGATGGAGCCATCGTGATGGTGAAGACCCACGAATATCTCAAGACTCCCAACCAGAAGTTCAAGGCTCCCGACCGCATCCTCTCGGTATGTAAGGTGAAGGGCAAGAACCTCTGGTACTATACGGTAGAGCGCGCCTTCAAGGACTTCTCCTCGATAGGCGAATGTCTGAAGGAGCATGAGCGGCTCTTCCAGAAGCCGGGCTACAAGGATGCATGGCCATTCCGCAAGGATGCCTACCAGTTTGCCCGCAAGATATGCGACGGGGTGGGGTGCAAGTATGCCACAGATCCGGCATACCTCACCACTATCACCTCGATCATCAAGACCGTGAAGTCAAAATGCAGATGATAGTGTTATAGGTTTATTAGTTAATAGTCAGTAGTATTTTTGTTTAGTGTTTAGTTAGTTGTGAAGATGCAAGAAACTAGTTTTTCGAGTTTTCTTAAGGTAGTCGTGCTGGTGCTCGTTCCTCTGGCGGCAGTGATGTTGCTGCGGGAATGCCATAACTACAAAAAGTATTCTGAGCGCATCAGCAGAAATCAGGATTTACTACTCCATAACGGTGAGGTGGAGATCGGGCAGACGCAGTCAGGTAAGCCGATGGCATCAGTTTCAGCCATATTGCTGGAGCCGTCCAGCCTAAAACGTAACCCCGATTCTCTCCTCGCCGTTACCAAGAAGGAGTTGAAGATCAAGAACAGTCGGATGGTGGCAGCAATCAAGGCTCCCTCTTCTTCCTCGGTAGATATTCATGCCGCCGTTACCTCCGACTCTACAGATACCACAGCGCAACGTTCTGATATGCTTCTTTATATGCCCCCGCAGAGGATATCCTGGAGTGATCCATGGGTGAGTCTTCGGGGATCACTGGAGGCCGACAGCTTCCATGCCCATATAGAGATCAGGGATACCCTGCAGATGATCATCCACAGGGTTCCGAAGAAGTTCCTCTTCTTCAGATACGGAACCAAGGCTGTGCGCATGGAGGTGGTGAGCCAGAATCCTCATACCAGGCTCTCCTATCCGAAGCTGCTAATTTTTGCCAAATAGATGATAAAATATTAGAATCTTTGAATGATTGAGTTAGTTAGGGGAAAGATATGCTAAAATCAACTCATACGTTAAGTACGTGTAGATTTCTTTTACTAATGGTTAGAATTGAACCACAGGCGTGTGTTAATAATTCGCTCCACCCGTTTCTTATCGGGTCCGTTCTGTACGGAATAGGAACGGGATTTCAAACAAAATATTAATGTATCAATCAGCCCTGGTGCGTGATGCATCGGGGCTTTTTTCGTGCTTTTTCTGAAAATAATCAGCCAAATGTTTGATGGTTTCAAAGAAAAGTGCTATCTTTGCAGGCGTAATGATGACATAAACGATAGCTATTCGTAGGCAGGGCATGGCTTGCGCATGGCGACAGTTATAAGATGCACACTCTCACAGGTGGCTCGTGTTGAAGGAATGCCCTCCGGATACACGGGCCCTTTTTTATTGATTATGAAACCAAACTACAATGAGGATGGTTGGCCAGAGGATCCGAACAGTTATCCGGACACATCAAGCCATGGGAATAATCCCAAGAGAAGATAAGGCCAGCAGGATGACCGTAGTCATCGCACTCACTATCACCGAGGCAATGATTGCGGTCATCGCTCGTTTTACGTGGCGGTTTCTCCTGTTAAGGCAGGCGCGGTTATGCTCCGTGGCGTTAAGGGTGCGCCTGATGGATGATATCACGAGATGGTGCAGGTACTCATCGTTTGCCTTTCCTTCATCCTGCAATCCCTTATTCATGGCCACATCTACCAGGTCATCTCTCAGCATCGTGGCAGCATCATCTCCCAGCGCCATGAAGTCGTGTATCCACATCACCTTGCAGAACAGGATGAGCAGTGCCGTCCCTGTTCCTATCCATAAAGGGATAGTGATGGCCACCAGCATCAGGGTCATCTTTTCCGTGGCAAGGAAAGCCGTGAGTGCCATGAACACCGTCATGATGAAACCTGCCAGCGTATAGTTGCGGTCGGTTGACTTGCGGTACTGTTCCAGGATGCTGCCGGCTCTCAGGTCTGCCCGTTCCAGCGCATATCTGGCAAGCTCCATGCTGGCAAAGGAGGCTGCCTTGTTACTTATTATCTTTTCCATACCTTATATATATATATTAATAGGTGAAACATATCTTTTCTGCAAAGATACGCTTTTCTGAAGAATAAATGGGGATTTTGTGCCCATTAATGTTAAAGTTTAGTTAATATAGCGAAAAAGCTACCTAAATATTTGGTAGTTTGTAGCTTTTTTGCTACCTTTGCAGTGTCATTCAGACAAAGAGTTCATTGATTTTATGAAAACAAAAGATTTGATTATGAGACTGAGAGATGCGGGATGCGTCCTGTCTCGACATGGTGGAAATCACGACAAGTGGACTAATCCTAAAACGGGTGTGTCGCAGTTCGTACCAAGACATAGTGGAGAGGTTCCTACGGGACTTGCCAATAAAATCTTGAGAGACTTGGTTGGGGGTTAGCCCCAACCTTCCACCTTCAAATCCTTTTGTTTTTTATGAGGGATATGGACTCTTTTTTTTATAAGGTAACTATAAAAACATTATATTAATATGAAGGTACAGATTATAGTGGAGCAGGCATCTGATGGCAAGTTTTGGTGCTATACAGAGCAGGGTATCGGAGATGTTGGCCTGAGTGCCATTGGTGACTCTGTGGCAGCAGCAAAAGCTGACTTGATGGAGTGCTACGAGGAAGCAAGGCAGGATGCTGAGGAGAACGGCAAGACGTTTCCTGAGGTGGAGTTTGAATATAAATACGACCTTCAGTCGTTCTTCAATTACTTCTCGTTCCTCAATGTCTCGGACATCGCAAAGAGAGCGGGCATCAACCCATCGCTCATGCGGCAATATAGCCGTGGCATCAAAAAAGCTGGAGAGAAGACATATCAGCGACTCAACGCTTGCATGAGCAATATAAAAGCGGATTTACAAGCAACCGTCTTCTGATGGTTGTGTTTTCATAAAGTAATTAAATGAACTCTTGAGCCCCTGGTGCGAGATGCATCGGGGGCTTTTTCGTTCCGATTGGTTCCGATTGATTCCGAATAATTCCCCGAATTACCCCGAT